GTAGGATGAACCGATTACCAGGCATAGCTGGGGCTTGGCGGGTAATGCGATTGGCGGGTTGGCGCTTTGGCGCTTTGGAGTCTGAGGGCATATAGTTTATATTCCTCTCCCCCGCATCGAAGGTTCCCCGATTGCCGGTCGCCGATTTGATTTGTTCGGGGGAGAAGGCGACATAGATGTCACTAATATCACCTGTCATACCTATTGAATCATCAATGTTTCTAACTACTAAACCATCATGCCCTTTTTCTTTAGCAGACTTAATCGCCCTGGTCATTTCAACTGCATCAACGATTTGCTGATTAGGTTTTAATTTATACTCCAATGGATTTTGAAAAGATAAATATGCTTCAGTAACATCACCTAAAGGTTCATCGCTTATAATATCACCATAAGCTCTTTCGTAGGTGTATTGATCTGCAACTCCAATATCGTCACTAAAAAATATACCGCCCTCTACCTCTACCGCTTTTCGTAAATCGAATGTCTGTATATTAGGCTCTATACTCCCATGATAAACCACCAACGGCTCGCCGTTCTCATCGACTACCTTGGACTTATCGAACCACTTCTTAAAGTATGGCGAATCCGTACCCTTCTCCTGCCATAGCTTTGCGGCCTCGGCTTGCTTCCCCTTCCCCGCACCCGCTTCGGAGGCCGGCATGAAGAGTTTGTCGGTAATCTGCACATCGGCTTCGGGTTTGGGAGTATAAAGTTTCTGTCCTTGTGGAGACATTAAGTTTATTACTCTTTGCTCGTTTACGGGCGATGCTCTCCCTGATCGTTGTGCATTGAATACTCGATCTAATCGGAATGTTTTAGTGGCTGGACCAAATGGATTGCTCTTTTTATTTATCCCTGCCATCTGATATCCGATAGCATTGAGAACAGGATTCATAGCGACTTGAGACTTGGTGATCCCTCCATGCAATGCATTTAGAAAGTTCAATTTCTTATTTGCGATGACTGGATCGGAATCTAGTCCTGTCCTGCCGTCAATGCCGTTGGCGGTATTCTGTCTATACAGAGCAAATGCGTCCCAAACGGCATTGTCGTTTCCAAATAGTTCATCGTACATTCCGACTAGTTCTTTGGGTAATTTCTTGGGTTGTTTCTCGCCTTTGAGGAATTTTAAATTCTTTTGTATCTGATCGACATCATGCAGGCGGACAAGAATGTTACCTTGTGCGGTAAGCTCGAAGCCGAATGGCATGGTTGTACGGATGGCAAATGGTACAGCCTTTGCTTTTCTTCCCTGTGTGGCGGCATAATAACCAATAAGCATTCCTGCCCTTTCTCCGTCTCCTTCTCTTAATGCTCGGGAGATTTCACGAAGGCCGGCTAATTGTCTAGGATGAATTGGTCCTTTGGCGAGTTGATCAATAACTGCTTCGCTGAGTGCTGGTAAGTCTTTAACAAATGGCCGACCTTTATCGTTGGTTTCGACTTCTATGCCATTTCTTTTTAATACATCTGCGGCATGATCACCAGCGGCCTGTGAAACTTTTTCAGCCTCACCTTTAGTCATACGAATTGGATTACCCAGTGCATCTTTTTCGATTTCTCCTGTTTGTGGATTACTTTTAAATATTCCACCAGTGTTTAGTTTATCGACCACATTGGGGTTTTTCTGATCTTCCACTGAGTACAGAGTTTCAAACTCATCATCGATTGGTTTCTTGCCTTCTTCTTTGCGGGTTTTGCCGGTAAAGGGATCAGTGTATTCTGAACCTTCAATCTGTGCCTTCTTTAATCCTCGGACATCCTTGTAATATTTTTCTATTAAATTCTGTAACTCGGGGATTTTTCGGAGCTTACCTTTAAAGAGGTCTGTCGATGTGATAAACTTTCCATCTGCATTGAGTGGGAGATTCATCTTCAATAGGAAGTCTCGAAGAAAGGATACGCCTGTGATACCTTTTAAAGTTTCCTGCATCAGCTTTCCGACTGGTCCTTGGTTGAGTGCTTTCTCCCGTTTGCCGGTCAAAAGAAAATCGGCTCCCTGGTCGGCAAATATTTCTCTGCCGATTTTTTGTGGATTAGCTTCGTAGTCGGCAACAGCATCGGGGTCTAGTGATGTATCCTTTCGGAGACGATCCATATAGATGTCTCTAAGTTGCATAAACTCATCGGTGTAAACGATGTTTCCATCTTTATCGTAGGATGCAAATTCACCTGGTGTCTTGGTCGTTTGATCGCCAAACAGTATTCGATTAACCATTGGAGTAAGTCCGTGGACTTCCATGAAGTGCGTAATCTCATGTGCCATAGTACCCTTTAAAAATCCTGTACCATTAGGATTATAGGATACCTCCATCGTTACAGGATTAAATCCTCCCTCCCCTTCGCTTGTCTGTTTAAATACAACATCGGGATGGGATAAACTGTAGCCTGCAACATTTGCTCTTATATTAGCCGGCAAGGCATCAAATTCTGCTCTTTCGTTTTTAGTTAAATGCTCACGATAGTATTGAATGTCACCTATTTGCTTGGCGTAAAGGTCGCCCTTGGTCTTATAGTTCTGATACATTCCTGCACCTGTTCCGAGTGCAGTGAAAGGTGCTGACATGACTGCACCTGCCACAGCACCACTTGCCTGCCCTCCTGATGCCACAAAGCCTATAGTCGAAGGTATCGCCGCACCGACTGCCATGCCTGTGGCAAATCTGCCCATAGACTCAACAGGAGATCCTATTCTACCGAAAGGTCCGGCTTTGTCTAAAAAGTTTGCAACCTTTTGAGTCGCACCTGATATGGTTGGGGCTTGCCCGATTTTCTCTCCACCTGGTCCTACCCTAAAAGGTTGTGCCGATGGATTTACCTCTTTCACTGATGCCCTACCTCCTTGAGCAATAGCATCCCCTACTCTACTTACTAATCCTTCAGGACCAGGTTTCATAAGGATATTAAATTTATCCATCGTTGCTCCAGCGAGTCCTTGATCGGGAGTTGGGAGCATAGAAAGTCTACGGAAGAATGGTGTATGATCGCCCGTTCTTGCGAGAGTAAGTTCTGATCCGACTACTCGGGCATCTCTTGCGATGTTATCGAACAGGGATAATGCTTTGGGTCCAAGTAAAGTGGAAAGTGCGGCTATACCTGCTCCTCCACCTAATGCATCCGAGTCAATGGCAAACCCTGCGGCAGAACCTAGACCCAGGGCAGTGCCAAGCATATTTCTGTAATTTCTGTATCTTTGGCGAGCCGCCTGTTCGGTTATCTCCTCACCAGCATTTTGTGCGGCCGTTATAATATAACGAGTTGCCACATTTTCAGGCATGAAGGATATAAGTCGCGCCACTTTTATGACAGTCGGTATAGTAGCACCTGCAACTGCTCCGACAGGTCCAGCCACTAACCCTCCTACAGTAGCACCGGCAATCTCAGGATTGAGTTTGGCCGCAGTGTTCGCAACTCTACGGAGTTTGCTCATCTGATCGGATGCCTTTGTCGCCTCCTGAACTAATGACATACCCATCTTTCCGGCATCGGTTGACTGGTCAAATGTTTCCATCGCCACCTTGCCGAGAGTTTCGGGTGAGGCTTTCCCCATAAGTCGAAGGTGTAGCGAGTTGCTACCATACTTCTGTAAAATCTTTTGCTGTTCTGCTAATTCGCCTGCAACTCTTTCAGCCTGTTGTGCTACCCTACCCTTAACCAAAGCATCATCCGGCAACTTTTTAAGTATGTTTTGATACTTTGTAAGTTCCATTGTTTTCTGCTGAACATCTGTAAGAGTTTTAAGCATTCTGCCTTTAAGCCCAATTCTCATTGGAGAGGTTACGGCCTTGGCTACAGGAGCACCTGCAAGATTTAAAGGATCTCCGACAATCTCAAATGCTAAACCGACACCCTCACTTGGTTCCTGGTAGCCTGTACGAATATCCTGCTCAAGTTGTGAACTGAATGACATTTTTTCAGGCTCAATTCCGACTGTGCTTTTTATTGCATCGACAGGATTATCCATTACCCATGCCGCTAATTCAGCGGCAGTTTCATACTCTGAATTTACTTTATCAAACCCGATAGCCGAGTTTACATAATCTAGGATTTCTTCGTCATCCTCCTCATCCAGTGTAATTTTATTTGCAAGGTATGCACCCCCTTCGAGCAAAAACTCAGGAGTCTTAAATGCCCTTGCCATTCCCATACCTGCCGATGCCTTAATATTATCGGTGGCATAATCCATAGCGGCGGCTTTTACCCGCCCTCGGGCATCTTTGTTTTTGGTGTAAAACGGCATCCCTGTATACTTCAATGCCTCGCTAATTGGATCAAAACCTAGATCGCTCAAACTTTCCTGATTATCAAGTAGTCCGAAAAGATATTTCCCTGCCACTCGGAACTGCTCTAAGTTTTCAGTTTTATCGTAAGCTACAGGCTCATCGTCTAACTGTAATACTTTGGAATAGGGAGATGTTAATGGATCGATTCTTGTGCCGAGCTTACTGACCATATCTCCAAGACTTGAAAGCATACCAGGTTGCTCTTCATTTTGAATTGTCTCAGGATCATCTTCCACATCAAGAATAGGTGTGCTTGGTGTATCGAAGAATCCATTTTTATATGCGGCGATTTTAGCGTTGTCTGATAATTGCGATGCACCATATGGCCGAACCACTGTTTTAGCGGCTTCCCAAAAATGCTGTTCCGATGGTTCCACGCCATCATCCAATTCCAATATCCCTTGCAATTGTGGTAGCTCGGGGTGACTAATCTCGTACTTAGCCATTATCTTATGGGAGTAAATCTTCCACCACTTGGTAATTGTGTCGGTTGAAAGGGCGGTGGAGAGGAACCTTGGTTTTGAGGGGGTTGTCCTTTTGATTGCGCGTTTTGAGGTAATTTAATGTCAGGGAATATTACCTCCTCAAAAAGTAAGTCAGCTTGATCGGGTGTTAGATTTCGGTTTTGCTTATTAATTGTTCTGTCAAACTTTTGCCTAGTTTGGCGTATTAAGGGATCAATAGATTTACCTCTAGCATCTACTATTTTTTTAGCTTGGGTAATAAAATCTTGCCTTTGATTCTCGTCAAGCCTTTGCCCTTTTGACCAATTATTAAATAAATTACGAATTCGATCAGGCACTCCTGCGGCATTTTGTGCGTTAGCAAACTCTCCTTCTCTAACTGTACTACCAGGATCAAGAACTTTCATGTATTGAAAGATCAAACTTAGGTCACCCGCGGCTGACGGGTTTTCTGCCGCTGAACTTATCGTATTATAAGATATAACGACATTTTTATAATCTTGTACTTGTTTATTTTTATCGAAATTAGCACTGAGATCGTTTAACGGCTTGTCAAATAATTGCCTTGTTGTCTCTTCCTTATTTTTAAGGTCAATTGCATCTTTTGGGTCTATTCTATTTGACTCTGCTAAATCTGCCTCTGCCTCTTGTAGCTTAATAAACCTATTATAGGCCAAATTGGGATCAAGTTGATTGTCTTGAGCAAACCTCGCGAAATCAGAAGATCCAAGTTCGCCAGCAATTACTTTTGGTTGCTGATCCCTTTGAGCCTCTAAAAATTGATTCCTCCGAGTCGGATCGCCTCCCAATGCAAATAATCCTGGTTGTGCCTGTTCAAAGTTTGCTTGTACTGCTGGGTCTACTGTTTCCGATAGCAACTTTTGTTTAAAATCTGTAGCTATCTGTTCTTTCTTTTCTTCAGCTTCCATTTTAGCCGCCACCTGTGCTCTATTCGCACCACCTTCTGCCCTTTGAGCGGCGACCCGTAACTTGGCAATGTCCATCTGCTGGTCACGGGCAAGCTTCTGATTAAACATCTCTAATGCTTGGGGAGATTTGGTCATCGCATTTGCATCCTCCTCATTAGCACCATTTCGCATGAGATATTCCTTTAGAGCATTCTTCTGCTCCTTCTTCTTCTTCCCTGCAAAGTATGCGGTGGCCGCCTGTCCGAGTGCATTACCGAATGCCTCATTCGCTCGAGCCTGTGCCGCCCCTGCTGTCTGAAAGGCTGAGAAGTCCATCCGTCCCAAGCCCGCCTGTACTGTATCGCCGATTGCCATATCAATTATTCCTTCCCGCTAAGAATCCGCCTACTATTGAACCTGCGGCTCCCATCAATCCACTCGCCATTCCGCTTGCCGCCTGTTCACGAGCCGCATAAGTATTTGCCAGGTAGTTTGCACGATTTGCGTTATCCTGTAATCCGATATTTACTCCGGCATCAGGATTGATCCTGGTTGACTGCTCCTGTGGTATTCCGAATAAAGCCGCCCTTTCGCCAAAGCCTTGCTGGGTGTAATTACTTCCACCTCTAAGCATAGCCATTGGATCGACAGAAGTAGCCCGATTTAAACCACTCGCATAACTGCCTAAGCCTTGTGCCTGTTGACGATTATCGCGAATGATGTCCCGTAAATAATCTTCCCTGCTCATCGCCTCGGCCGCGATTGCCGCATTGTCCATGTCCCTGCCTCGAGCCACCAATCCCTCCCGAGCCGATTGAGTCGCCCGTCTTCTCATTTCAGGAGATAAGTCCTGAATCTGCGACTCTCTAAATGCCTGGTCGGCTAACTGATTTGCCTGTTCCACGCGAGCCTGCATGAGCGGATCGGATGAGCGATAAGCCTGATTTAAATCCGCTCCAAATCGATTGAGCATTGATATATCAGAACCTGCCTGACGCTCGGCCATCTGTGCGCCAAAGTCCTGTGCTCGCATAGCATTTGATTCCGCAAGCTGTGCCATCGGATCAGCGGCTCGCTGGGCGAGGCTTATCTGCAAATCCTGATATTGCGGATCGTACTGTTGACGAGTCTGTAAAAGTTTGCCCTGAATTTCAGGGGAGGACATCGCATCTACATAATCGCGAGCAGACTTACCGACATTAAACTCGGGCATGGGAGGTGGTTTCTTTCCTCCACCAAAGAGCTTCTGTAAGAAATAAGATGGAACGCCCGAGCTGTTAACTGGCTCCCCTGCCCCACCGGCATCCTTGAGCATTTCTGCCTCTTCAGAATTTATGTAAGCGAGTGACTCACCTTCGGGAGCATTCTCATTTAAAAGCCGAGCGGCCTCTGCCAATGGATCTTTTGTTTTATTCATATCTTTTCCTTAAATACTAGCTATAAACCTAATGTAAGATGCCGCGCCCGAGCCAAATGTTTCAATTGATGCTCCATTACTTGAAGGATCGCCGGCCCAAGCTCGCCCTTTCCACTCTAAAACTCCGTAAGTACTACACCAAACTGTAGCCGAATTTGTTGTAGTGCTTGTCACCTGACATCCGTAGACCGCATTACTATTACCATCCAATTGAATACCATCAGCCTGAAAGGCATTCGCCCCATTTGAGTTGGATGCGACAAATACTCTAAACATTACTGCATTCTCACCAAGGTTGTGATTAAATGTAAGCTGTGCATTATTTGCCAAACTGATTGCTCCTACAGTATTCACCCAACCTGAATCATAGGTCTGAGTAATGCTAGAAGTAGCACTCTGAACATAAGCTTTAATGCTTTGCTGAGTTGCAAGAGCAGTCGCAGAATCTGATACCATATCATCCTCATCCTTAATCTCTACACCTACAGGTGCGGCGGTCGATCCACTCACATTACCAAGCACATTGAGATTTGATATGTGGGCAAGCTTGTCAGATGTTACAGCATCATCCTGTATTTTGTTTTCCGTGACTGAGTCAGTCGCTAGTTCGTTGGAACTAATGCCTGCCGATTTAACCTTTAAATATCCACCCGATCCATCGACCTGAATGGTGGAATCATCTGCGGTCTGATTCGCACCTGTTCGAAAGGTTGCCAAGTTGGCTATATCTTCCAACTTAGTTGCGGTAACCTGATCGCCTGATGAGAATGATTGTCCTGTTTGTAATACTGCCATGATTTATTTCTCCTATGAAACTGATGTGGTGGATCGATCTGTAATTCTAGCGTCCACTTTGGCGGACCGAAGATAGGGTCTGCCATTGGTTGGTTGAAAGTCTGCCTGTACTCCGAATCCTCTTTTATTAACTCTAAGCCTTACCGATGCCTCTTCTGAGTCAGGGAGATTGCTACCGAGTAAGGATGATATGCTTGTTGATTGGGTAGTAGAGTCAGGATCTTCGGTGATAAATTGAATATTACCATCAGTCGAAAAGCCCGTATTCGATTTTACATGAAGCTCGGCTCGGCTATAGGTTTTACGATCCATTGAGTCAGCATCGTACTGCCTGGTGGTCAACTGACTGACCACTGGAATTGTTTCCGATTGAGCCTGCCCGGCGGTTAGGGAAACAACATCGCCCCCCTCAAAACCATCTACCTTGTGAACGCCACCTTCTTCGGTCGTTAAATATAGAGCGTTCTGTGCTCCCTCACGGGCAACTATTAAATCGCGGATAGCAAACTCAGTGGAGTTTACCTGGTCGATGGATTCAAATCCGCCGTTGATAAAATTATAGACGATAATCGCATTGAGCTTAGTGGAATCTCCCCGCCCAGGTGCTGAATCCAATGGAACTGCCAACCAATACCTCGAGTCGAAATAGACGGCACATGAGAGGTGGGCATAGTCCTGATTTATTCGGTCGACAAATGGTTGGATGGATTCCGATAAAGGTGTGCCTGTACCCCGTAAGTGATACTGATCGTAAAATTCCACAGCATAAATTCCTTGATCCGAAAGGAACAGAATCTGATTGGCCACCTGAACGATTGACTTACGGGCAGATGCCCCGATCTCAGTGGTTACCACATTGGTTTTTACATCGGCAAGAGATCCACTTACGCCTGTCATTAGGTGGATCGATTTACGATTAAATATCGCAAGAGTATCCTGAGTAAATGGTTGGATGCCTACTAGGAAATCGCTTTTACCAGCGGTTATAGTAAATTGATTACCAATTCGATCATAGGTATCTGAGTCAAGGATGTCAGAGGCTACAATCTCCGAACGATTATTACGATCAGTCGGAGATGCGTCCGAGGTAAACCAATAAGGAACCCATAGCCTACGCTGATGAAACTGTCCCCAGGGAGCCGCCGGCATATGGATGAATCCTTTTCCGATTGCTAGTTGCCGGGAGGCAGTAAGGGATGCTGTTCCATCCTCAACTCCAAGATTAAAGGTAAACTGGTCAGCAGTTGGTGTGCTGGTAACAATCGCATTTTGATTTACAAATAAATCGAACGGAGATGATCCATTTCTAATAGTGATCTCATTTCCGATCTCCAACCCATGATTTACCGCATCCATTGTCACCACTCCACTAGATGCTGTGGCGGTGGTATCGGTAAGATACTGTGGTGCTGTATAAGTTCCACGATCTACCCGAGTGAAATCTTCAAAATATTCAGCCTGTGCTCCTGATACATTAAAGGTGGCAGTCTGCGAGGATGCCATTGTGACAGTAAACTGAGTGTCACTTATCCTGGTGATCTGATAGCAGTCATTCGGATTTACAGTCCAAGCTCCCAGGTTAGTCAGCGTGACAAAGTCACCGGTTACCCGTCCATGATTCGTGGATGTATTGACAGTAATCGTCTGACCCGATTGGGAGGCAGATGATATACCGATTGAATTAAGTGCCGGGCTTGCTGAAAGAGTGGTCTTACGGGAACGGAAGATAAACATCTTGTCGAATCCCTGAGTCATCCCTACGGGTCCATCCACAGTTTCCCCTCCCGCCTCGTACCGGCATTTAAAAAGTGCTGAGTCTTTCAGACGAATGATGACTGCAAGATTATTGGTGGCCGAGAAAATATAATCGTCATTATTCGATGAGGCATCGCTGTAAACTGCTGATCCATAAACTGCGTTTACTCCATCATCGTTAATGGTAAAATTTAAAGTTGTAGCGATGGAATTGCCGGCGGAACAGACGGATGTGTTTGGGCTTGTTCCTGCTGGCACGGATGCAGGCTGTACTGTGAAAGTATCATTAACGCCTGGACCGCTGTAAGAAACTGACGAATTTGACCATGTCGGAGCTTCACTAGCGTTTGTATCGCTTGACCAAAAAGATGAACCTCCAGGAGTTCCTGGTTCATTACTAGCTGAACTGATATTATCCTGTAAACATTTGTAAAAGACACCATTGTGTTCTACAAACGAGCTTGAAATAAAAGTTATAACCTTAGTAGTGAAATTTACTGATTCTAAAGGGAAAGTGCCATTAGGACTATCAGTAGTAAAACCTAAATCCGCCACAGTTATATTTTCGCCTGGTATAAATGATAAACTCGGGGTGTCATCCAATACGATTGTTACCACTCCCGATGATCGGGATGCTGATTGGATAACATAGGGTAAACGAATTGCATCTGTTCCCGATGTGATCGATCCGAACAGAGTCGATAATCCCTTGCGGGGTTGCCAGGTTCCGTCATCATTCATGCGACCATTCTTCGATAGAGCTACCTCACCGGGTTTTAACTGATTAGGTCGCAGACGGGCATTCATCCGCAGAAAGAAGGTATCCCCTTCTGTAACGAATGGATCGTCTAGTTTGCCGTAACTGCGATATCTGCTCATGTTACAATAGTTACATCGTTAATTCTTGCACCAACACTATAGAACGAAGTATCTACATACAGATCGCTCCCGTTGGTGAGAGTATTAGAAGTTTGAAAAGAGACATAGTCCTGCCCTGCTTCTTCTACTACCTCAAATCTTACACCACGAGTTGCTTTACCATGATACCCTTTAGCATTGCCATTTAAGTCTCTTAAATAAAGTGCTTGGTCGGATGCTCTAACAGTATAAACCTCATACAACTCGCCTATAGTAAGAGTTCCTGTTCCATCTAATGAAATTACAAGAGGTCTTGATACTGAGGGATAGTTGTAATTACTACCTGAAGCTGTTTCAAAAACAAAGTTTGGATTCTGACTATATACCGTTTGTCTCTTTTGATACTTTACTTCGTTTGAAGATGCGTAGTGTCTTATGCGAAAGAAGTCACCCTGTGCGTATGTCGTTCTGACCGATCCATCCGTTGATACATCAGTGCCACTAAAAGTAATTTCAAACGGATCAGCGTCTGCATAATCGACATCTGCGTATACAAGTCCAATTTTTATATCTTTCCCTGTTTGAGCGATTTGGAACTGCACATATCCATCTGAGTTACCATCTATCTTTTGCGATGATGACGCTCCTGCATTGAATCCGTCAGCACCGCTTATCTTCTCCAAACCACCTCCGGCATAAGCCTGTACTGTACCTCCGCTTGTTATTGTTTGGCCACCCACATTTATCTCAGTAAGATTCGTCCAACTGACGGCATTGCTAATTCCTTGGATACCAAGAGTTTCTAGTGATGTTACACGGGTCGCTAGATTACCAAGACTAACACGAACATTTCCGAGGCTCACCTGACTAGCAAGTAACGCCATATCCGACTCCATCGTGGACATCTTCGTGTCCTTCTGATTCTTGTCAGTTTCTAGTGCGGCAACCCTGTTATCTTTATCGTTTTTATCAGACTCTAAGTTAGCAATCTTGGTATCCTTTACTGCCTTGTCATCTTCCAATGCAGATATCTTAGAGTCCTTAACCACCTTATCATCTTCTAAGGTTACTATCCTGGTTTCTTTAAGATCCAGTGATGTCTTGAAATTTCCGAGACTGACTTTTGTCCCGAACTTCCCGTCTGCCAGGTTCTTGTATTCAGTAAATTTATTTTCAGAGGTGTAGTCTGCTCTGTCATCCGATGATATCGAACCAAAGCCGGTTAACCGGCACATGGTAAAGCCTCCTGTCTTAATATCTTTTAAAGCAACAGTCTTCACTTCCGTTTAATCTCCTGCCACAGTTTCAGAGACATATAAACCAATGTCACAAGGCCGACCGCGATTCCGATTACCGAGTCAAATGCAGACAGGCCGAAGGTGGCCGCTGTACCTGACATTCCTAAGACTGACACTCGATCAATCATTATCTACGGGGCGATGGCCCGAAGTAGAAACCCAAAATGCACGGAAGGATCGTGAGGTTTCCCATAAGGGAGATGTGGCCAGTAGAAATTGAGATCGGTTTTTGACTTGCTGGCCATGATAAAAGTCCGAAGAGGAACTCTGTTCTTCCGTCTCCGTTTGCGTTGGTGAAGGTAACCAATTCTTGAGTCGGGAAGAGGGTGCACAGGACAATACAAGCACACATGGAACTAACCCCAATTGTCGCCAATAATTTTCTCGTCTTGGAGGCCGTTTCAGCTTGTCCTGAATTGGCGATTTGCTCTTGTAGTTTGAGAAAGTTTTCATTTCCCCTGCTTTCTCGAGCCATCTCAAGATCATGTTTTTGTTTGCGACTTTCAAAGACCATGCCGAACACACCTTTAAGGATTGCTCCCATCGCTGTAGAACCCCCTCCAGTAAGGAACATTGCAATAAGTTCACCCATCTCATTTAGTCTCCATTTTCTCAAAAAGTTTCTGTATATCCCGCCTGCGGTCTTCGGAGAGTTTGGTCAGATGCTCAACATCCTTGGATTGCCCGGCATCGCTAATCTCGATTTGTCGGAGACGCTCCTTCATGTCATCGATCTCCCACTTGTTACGCTTGATGAAGAATGCAAGGATTGATATGGCCACGCCAACTCCTGCAAACATGTAGTGTGAAATCTCCATCTCACTTCTCCACCCTGTCGCGAAGCCTGTCCAACTCCTTTTCTATATACTTTAAGCGCTCAAACTGCTGATAGTCGGAGGTAATTGGAGCGTCCTGCATATTTACCAAATGCTCAAGATCCGCTTTTGCCTGCTCTGCGAACTTCTCCAGGTGCATCATGCGAGCAGATAAATCGCCAAGCAGAGTGCCTTCGTGTTGCACTCGCCCCAGGCTATTATCGAGTTCGTTAATTTTGTTCCAAATGACGGAGTAGCCCCAAACAGCGGTGCCAACAATGGCGATAACTTTCGCCATGAATGCGAGGTTTGCTTTAACCTGTACATTCTCTCCGACCTCAGTTGCCATTAAGGATTCGCGTCAGGGTCAAACTTAGCTAAGAGTGACGCTCACAACAGTAGCATCAGAAGCACCCGCATCGGTAAGTGCGATGTACAGCTTGCTGTCTGCGGTGTCAAAGAATAGTTCTCCCTTTGTCGCTTCCTTCTTAAACTTTACCGCGCCCGAATCTGATCCATGTTTGATCGCAATGGTAAAGTCCTTCTTGTGCAATTTATTGAGTGCCATGACTACTTAGCTTGCGGTTCCTGCGTTGATGCAAGGTGAGGATGGGCGAAGGCGTAGGTTTAGATTCGCTACATCCACAAACTGCGGATCAGCGAATACATTGTCTGTACCTCCACTTGCATTGCTTGATCCAAAATTATGAAAACAGCAGTTTGTTGCGTTAGCAGTAAAGGTGTTTGAAAATGTACCACTACCCGCACCTACGAAGATATTATTTTTACACGAACTAGCATCTAATAAGTCTGTTGTGTTAATAGTATTATCAGACTCAAAGTAAAATGAATTTCTCTCTATCTTAGCATTCGCACCTACATTCCTAGAGATTGCATCGCTTGCTCTGCCTCCTTGTGTTAATTTGTATACATTGTCATAAATCCTAACTTCATCATCTGAGCCACCAATCCAAATTGCACCATTTGTCGCGAAGTCTTTAGCTTCATCGTTGTATATCAAATTTCCTTGAATAACGAGTGGCGAGTTAGAGTCATTCGATGACTGCATATATACTTTACAGTTCCTAATTTGGAAATTTTTCACAGCTATGTTAATAGTGCTAGATGAACCTATGCTAAATGTTGCAGGAGTTGTGTTCCCTGATGCTGTTGGTCCTATCCTTGCTCCGTGTCTATTAAGCGATTGATAAGTAACTCCCGTGGAATCAAATGAAGGGGTTCCGCTAGTGTAATAATCCCCGTCTAGGAAATAAATAATTCCACCTACACCTGCGTCTGATTCTGCTGTAGAAAGTGATCCGATAGCGTATGCGTTTGCTTCTGAGGTTCCGTCTGCTGAACCTTGTGCGGTTGGTGCGATATATACTGTTGCCATGATATTATATTAGTTAAGTTATGTTAAGCGATTGAACCGCCTGAGATTAAGAGTGGTGCGGGATTTGCCCCGATGTCGGGAAAGTTAAAGCCTTGTCTAATTGGAAGCCCGTTGGCTCCTTTGGTGTCGGTATCTCCGCTGATTACTGAGTAAGTAGTTCCATCTGAATCGACTGCTTCTATATCAGGCTCAGTTCCGTCAGATTGAATACTAAAACCTTTAGCTAATGCGAGCCGAGATGAGGGTGTATTAACAAAAACATTCGCACCATCCTTAGTTAAAAACTCCAAGTTGCCATCCGCATCAGCCACAACCATGACGGATTTACTCGGATTATCCGTTATCAAAAATGACTGATTAGGAAACGCTCCGATATGTGGATTGTCTGTGCCTCGCAAGTTTTCGTCTGTAATTGGAACTGTCTGAAACGAGCATGTTCCATCTCCATCTTCTCGCAAGAATTTAGTACCACCTGTTTCGCCTGTGGAGGTAACCTGTGTGCCATCGACTGATCCGCCAGGTAAATTCGTTAATTGCGATCCATCTACGGCGGGGAGCTTGGCAGTTCCGTCCAATTGAACCACATTGCTTGCCGAAGTCCCTACATCTTGCGATGCCGCTGTACCAAGATCACCAGGTTGAGTAGCACTATCTGCTAAGGCTCCCTGTGCCGCAGTTGCGTAGTCGGAACTTGCTGTGGTAGCCGCTGTGCCGAGTCCAAGGTTTGTGCGGGCAGTTCCTGCACTCGCCACATCGCTCAGATTATTACTTGCGACTAGATCGCCCTGGGGAGCGGCGGCTACCAGGTTGGCTACCGTTACTTTTTTCGTAGTACCATTTACCGATCCCGTGGTATCCGAGACATCGGTGATCGGAATGATGTCCGCCACATCGGGTGTTCCGCCCAATGAACCGAGTGATGATATCTTCTTATTTGCCATTTTGTTTTATCTCCTAGTCGAATGCTAAAAATTGCCCGGCCTCTACCTGTAAGAAATCTTGCGCCTCTGTCTGTATAACGCCATCGGGACCGCCTGGTGGTGTAGGGCCGACCTGACTATCATTCTCAATGTCGCCAATGAATAAACCTAGACCGAAATAAGGCATTAGGCTTTGTAGAGGATAGCGGCTCCACTCGAAAGAGTGATGCTAGTAAATGGTAAATACAGACAGTCGTTTTTACTGAATGTAATTGCGTCAGAAACTAAGTCTGCCGAATTATCCATTTGTCCAGTGATTGCTCCGATTACCGAATCTTCAGTAAATTGAATTGCAACAAAGTCGCCTGTAGTTGCTCCTGTGCCGTTAACATAGGTGCAACCATTTGCTCCCATGCTGTTCTGAATATTGAATGATGATATGCCCATTTTATGATGTGGTTAAAACTGAAATGCCGAACGAGTAGCTCGGATAAGTGTTAAAGGTTATTTTGTTTTGCGATTGCAGGCGTTCTGCCCGATCTATTTCTAATGCGAGATATTCTTCCGCTCTATTCTCTTCTCGCATGGCGGCCTCTGTCTGTCCGTCTCCACGAAGAAAGTCGCTGAGTCCGCCGGCCACCAGGTAGTTAGCTAAAAAGTCAGGCACATTCGATTCCTCTCCTGCATCCTTTCCATAAGTTGGGCGAACTGCGGTCCCTACAATAAAGACAGATGTGACCGAACTGTTTGCCGGTAGAATCAAGTATCCGTCCAGTAGCTTAAAATTTAACAATACCGCCGTGCTGTCTGTAAATGGATTCTTCGTATAAACCTGGTGGATCTCCATGATGTTTAAATCATTGTCGATCTGTACTGCCTTGCCTGCTGTGGGATTAGTAGTCGATCCGACTGACTTCTCTACCAGTTTGAGCAGTTCAGGCCATTTACAGCGATGCCAGGCTGTCTGTGCTCGACTGTTTAAAGATTCCTTAAAGAAAAATTCATCTACTTCAGTTAAAGTCGCCAAACCTGCCGCCATTTTAAAGCGTTTTTCAAGCGACTCAAATGTAACGGTTCTTGCCATCAATAATTATTGAACATTATCCACACCAGCACCGGCTACAGGTGATCCACCTGCCTGAATATTGTGTCTACGGAATTGGGATGGAGCACGATATTGAAGAATGTCATTTCTAAATTGCCGACCTTGTTCACGAACCATATCGATTTCTTTTACCAAAATCATTTCAGCGTTTTGCTCTTCGACCATCGCCTTTTCTGTCTGGCCGTCTCCACGAAGGAAATCGGCATAACTGCCCTGCACCAAGTAGTCCAAAAGAAAGTTTGGTACATCAGATTCATCTCCGGCCTCATCACCATAGTATCCTGAAGTTGCTGATCCCGAGTTTATCTCCCCACGCAAATCTTTACGATAGGTGACAAAAACATTCACTCCATTCAATGCTGTTGGTTCAATGATTTTTACACTTGGATATCCGCCGGAATCTAATTCTGTAAAAAATGTATATTCTTCAGGATACCTGGTGGACGATGGATCAGCCTTATGGATACGGAAAACAACATTGGCATCGTTATCCAATTTATTAGATGTCCCGTAGACGCGAAGACGATTTGCATCTGAAGTCACCACTGCCACGCTTTCACCGATAACAGTAAACTGTGGCCACGGATATCTTTCGTGAGCAAGTCTTGCCCTTCGATTTACTAAATCTCGAAGGAAATTTGCATCAGTAGTTTGAAGTGATTCTAATCCAGCTAAAGCCTGAAATCTAGATTTTAACTGAGAGTAAGTTGCGGTAGCGTAGTTTGCCATAATATAAAAAAATTAGTGTTTAACCTTGCACTCGGGGTTTGATTTCTCGAAGTCCTTACGGAATCCTTTATCTGCCCAGCATCCTGGTCTTTCCTGCTCATGGCGGACATATGTGGTTAAGTCTGTTACCCGAGCAAGTCGAAGGTCACCTTTACCTCCTTCAAACGCTTTGGCGGCCTTACGAGCCTGCTTTTGGCGTTGTGCATACCCAGCCTTTTCATTGACTGCGGCTTGCTCGTTATGCTTACGAAGGTAATAAGCGATTTCGTCCTGTGACGATCTGCTTTTCTTACCTCCCCGTACGATGATATTTAGACTCATTTAAATGGAAAAAGGAGAGCCGGCCTAACCCTAAACCGGCTCCCCAATAACAACATGATCAATAAACCCGAAGTGTTTTAAACGATTGACCCCAAAGCTCTTGGATTACCAACGCGAAGCGTGAGCATTGCCTCAGTGAAAGCTCTTTTACCGGCTCCGTTGTCAGGAAGATCCACTACGGAAATGCCTTCAAGGAACTTGAGGGAAACAGTGTCATCGTCAGGAATTAAGTAAGCACGATCTGTGTTTACTGTTCCTTCTGCTGTGTCAGGACTGGAAGCCGATCCATTTACGCGACCTAAGAAAAGGTCAGGAATGATATCGATAGAACCGAAATCGCTGACATAATGAAGAACTGAATTAACCAAGGTTTTTCCGCTTACATCTTGAGTGAAGCTGTAAACAGGATTATTGGTAACTGCCGCACGGGTGTAGTCAGTAATGGCGTTCATTACTGCTGGACCGGCATACAATTTGTAGGAACCTTTAGCACCACTTGCAGTGTAAACTGACTGAAGTAATCCACGAAGAGCAGACTCAGTCAAAGATCCAAGAGATACGCGAGATCCGCTAACTGCACGGAATGCTTGTTTCGCACTTGTGTCGAAAGTGTTTCCTGTAGCACTTGGGTCAGACCAAATACCAAGTCCGCACATGGTAGCACCGGCGGAAGAAGTTCCGGCGGCTTGATCGTTTCCTGAAGCGATTGCTGTTTCGATAGAGCGTTTAAGCTGAATTAAGCTTTTTGCTTTAGAAGCGTTAAACAATCCACCCTGTCCACCAGGAGCGACATCAATCATCTCAGCTTGGCGTGAGACGGAGAATACATCGCGAATTGTCTGCACACGATTTCCGAGTCTTGCTCTTGAGTCGATCAAATTAGCGGCATCAGAGATTGTGAGGTCAACGCCGTCAATTACCCCACCAATCTCGGGGTCTAAAAGTGAGTCTACCAACCACTCATTGAGAGTTGCCTTTGGAGCCTCGGATTGTGAGAGAGTAGAATACAGAGGTGTTTCTGTTGGCTCAACGGTTTTCAGAAGTGATTCTAAATTTTCGCGAGCACCTTTAGCACTTGTTACATTGTAGCTTGTTGCAATAGCCATTTTAAGTAATTCCTTATTTTAAGATTTTAAATTTTAGTCCGCTAGAAATGCGGCAAGATCGTTAGCCGAGAGTGGTCCTTTACGATCCAGGATTTTTGCCTTTTCTTTCTGTTTCCGAGTGGTCGAGTTTTCGATTGGCGGGGATGCATCTCCTCCATCGGTTGGAGGTGGAGCCTTACGCTTTTTGACTACCTTCTTGGGAGCC